ATTATCCCCAACACATGTTATAGTTTGATTTCCTGATGACCAAATAGCTTCTGAAGTCCCTATTGAACTATCCTTCCATCCACCACTATAATCTGTAGCATGAACAAATGGGTCTGTTGATAAGTCCCCATTTATTACCACATCAGTTCCAAATGTTTCATCTACTTTATCATGTACAGCATCATTACCTGTACCAGAACTGTCTATATATTCATCCAATGCCCAATATGAGACTAAGTCTGTTTTGTCATCTGCATTAAACTCCTCAAAAGTCCTTTCCATTACTCGCTGTATCTGTGCTTGGTCGAGTGCCTTGCTCCATAATCCAAACTGACACATATTACCCTCAAAATGATTTTTATTCGATGTTCCCTTTCTACCAATTAAATTAGGTCTAAATTCTTTATCAGCATCAAATTGTGCAGATTTTGTTGCTCCAGCCACACCATTTCTATAAATAGTAACATATCTACTACTATCAAAAACAACTGCCATATGTTGCCATTCGTCTTGAGTAAATACCAATCCAGAATCAACGGTTTTACTTTGTGCTTCAATTCTTAGACCAACAGTATCAGCATCAACCAATCTTATATAATCAGTTTCATTATTAGATATTTCACCAATAATAAGTTCATTAGATAATCACCATCAAACAAAGCACTCCCAGCACCAATAGCATCTGCCTGTACTGTTCTTGCATTGTCTATGGCTCTTGGGATTACTGGAGTATCGCCACCGTAGAGGTCTTCGTCTACTGTAGCACCGAATATAGAACCATCATTAGAGCCTTTAAGGTCTTCTACTTGAACTTCTTTGACGGAAACATTGTCAATTAAGATTTCATTTGAAGCAGACCCTCCTGTTGCTTTATTTAAAATAATAGATAATACACTTGTATTATTTATTACTGTATTAGTAGAATCATATTCAGTCCAACCTGAAGCAGTTACGTCAGTGACTGCAAAATCAACACCACCCAGACTCGTACCATTGATTGAATTTGGTGCATTTATCCACTTATAATCAAATTGTATTCTATATGTTTGCCCCGCTACTATATTCTCACGAAAATATGCAATGTCAAGCCAAACTACTTCATTCCATTGGTCTCCTGCTTCAAATCGTAGTGTCTTATCGTGTCCTACATCAGTAGAATCATAACCTCCAGTTATAGTTCCTGATGCTGAACCTACAATAGACCAATTCCCAACAGTATTCATATCGCTATCATCACCTAAAATCAACTCACTCCCTAAGCTATCAGCATCCAATGCCCACCAACTCACAAGTCCATCTGCAAGTCTGCCACTTACTTCTGCATAGGTCTTATACATTACATTCTGAACCTCTGTGGCTGTTAAAGCACGTTCCCAGATGGCTACGTTCTTTATATTGCCATTCATAGGGTACGACATTTCTGGATTCGTGACTCCACCTATAAAAAAGCCAACAGGATTAGAGTCTGATGACTGTGTATATGTATTTGTATCTCTTGCAATTCCATTGAGATAATATGTTGCAGTTCCATCTTTTGCTACTAAACACAGATGAATCCAAGTATTTGTTGCTATATATGAACTTATAGAGGTGGTGTCTTTGTATTGGTTTTGTATTCCGAACCAAGCTTTTTCATCAAGAAACCCCAAATAAAATCTTTTACCAGCATGAGCGCCCATAGTCTGTGCTCCTGTAAAATCTCCCATCTTACACCAATAAGACATTGTTGCATTAGTATGAACAGTTAATCCTGTTAATCCTGTATCTATATAATCACTACTACCATTAAAACTGGTAGAACCTGTGCCTACGAATTTTACTTCGGAAGCGTCAGAGCCTCTGTAGGGCATATAGAGTTTGAGACCGTCCTTGACGTAGGTGCGACCTGTCATGCCTCCCTTAACTAAAGAGGAAGATAGTCCAATCATTTAGAAAGAACCCTGGTATGCTATAACTGCTCCGCTTGCAAGAGTAAAATCAGTCCACTGTCCGAATATAGTCATTCCAGCAAGGAAAGTATTACTGTTGTCTATATTATCACCATTTCCAGATTCTGTACCTATAAAATCTGATGAACTTGGTGTCAATGTTGTGAATATAGAATCATCAACAAATTGTATAGCTACAATCTGTTTATTAGAAACTGCCGTTGTGTCACCCTTAAAGATTGCACCAGCCTGCCCTAATCCTATATTACCTAATTCAACTACTGAATATTTTTGTAAACTCATTCCCATTTTATTTCTCCTTTATTAAGTATGCCTTCCCGCCCGAGAAAACTGACATGGGCATATCTATTAATTAAAATGTGGCTGTCACACTAGGTGAAACCACCACATCTCCTTCTAATTCTCTTGTCATTTCTCCTCCAGTATTTTTCTTTGAGAGCAAATCCCAAACTCCTTCAAAATCATCAGCAAACTTCGCTGTATTAGCAGCAGTCAATGTTAATGTTAATGTAGTTTCATCCGTTGTCTCTATTACAAAAGATACTGATGTAGCAGTGCTGCCTCCCCAAGCAAAAGATGTACCTTCTCTATCTTTAGCTATATTTGATTCATAAGTATAAAGGTCAGTATCATACTCATCATTAAAAGTAACAATGTTTACAAAATTAGCATCCTGTATTATTTGGATATCTTTATAATTGTTTGTAGTAATCAATGTTACACCTAACTATCATGTATTATTACAGTCATTATACTTATTAAGTTAATTTTGCATATTCAATAGCTGGACCAGTGTCGTCAGCTCCAAAAACATTTATCGTTCCTAGAACCGCTGGAAGAAAGATACACTCTCCACTTTGTAAAGTACAAAGACTTGCGCTAGCAAGTTTCACTGTTACTGCGTCAGTATTTATAGTAGCCGTATCAATGTTATTAGTTTTTGTATCATCATAAGCTTTTCCAGTATGCTTAATCCATATACCATTGTCTCCAATAGCCCCAACTGCAGCCCCTGAAGTATTTGCTTCAATATGTGTCATATTTCCACCAGCCCAAGCGTCTATTGAACCCCCAGCCCATGTAGCGCTGGAATTTCCGCCTCCTAAAGTTCTTCCAATTTCAGGGTCAACGTAATCAACAGCTGTATCATCTTGGTCACTACCTGCTTCACTTGGAGTATGCGTAACGTCAAATGTACCTGCTTGAATAGCTGTCACACTTATTGCATAATCTATTCTTGCCATTATTTTCTCCTATTATTTACAATGCATAAGGTCCAACAGCTCCCGCTATGAAAACCCTATTTTTGTTACTTGAATTATCAGCCAATTTATTAAAAAATTGTCTCATAAAATACTCTTTAGCTTCTATATTTCCACCTCTTTCAGCCATACTTGCTTTTACATATTCTACAACCGCAAGACTCAAGAGCCTATTTAAATTAACATGAGCAGTTTCCCCGGGAGATGTATCTTCAACATATCCACCATCAACCCCTGCATCTACTGATTCAGCATTTGTTTCAGGGTCTTTATCAATGAACGGCTTTAATAATGAAGTATATTCTATTCTAAGACCATCTTCAATAGTCTCATCTGGGTAAATTAACGGGTCCCAGCCAGCCCCACCCACTCTTCCTTCAGTATCTACAAGTTTTTTAGCAGAACTCCTATATCTATATAATCTTAGTTTATTACCATGTAATGTATAAGCAAAGGTCTTATTAGTCTCGTAACTCATGGATTCGTATCCTCTGTGACATTAGGGGCGCTATATAATTTCCTAATTCCTTTATATTTATTATCATCTTCAGTATCTAAAACTGATATAGTAGATAAACTTATCAAATTTTTTGGGAGATTATAATCTCTCTTATTTTTTGTAATATCTTGTTTTTCAACCTGTAATGTTAAGTCAGTAGATGACTGCATCGCCATTATAGCATCCTTTATAAAAGCAAGAACAAGATTTGTATCTCTTGCATTAGCTCTTTCCATAATTTCGAGTACTGTCACGATGTTGCGCCTTGTTCTTCTATTTGAGTTTGTTGTTTCTGAGACTGAGCAGTTATAGTACCAGTTATAGCTGATAATTCACTTAAAGACCTTTGATAATAATCTCTACTAGTGCCTATTGCCTCAGCGCTTTTCCCTGCATATATCTGTGAAGCTTGTAATTTTGTTCCAGCCTCTTGTAAATATGAACCAGCTTCTGTCATATCTAAATTGAATTTACCGCTTTTAGCTTGAATTAAACTGGAATAGTTATTGATATCAAGAGTAAACTGCTGTATGTCTTTTTGTAACTGAGCTGATTCTTTTTGAAGGTCTGCATTAAATTTCTGAAGTTCTGACCCAAACTCAGTTGTATCCTTCTGAAGTTCAGCCTGATACTTAGCAATTCCAGAATTCACTTTCTGAGCTTCTTTTTGTACCTCTGCTCCATATTTCTGAATATCAGTAGTAATTCTCTGGGATTCTTTTCCTAATTCCGCTTGATAAACTGCCATTGATATATTTACTCTTTGTGTTTCCTTTTGAAGAGCTGCGTTATATTTACCTACCTTAGCCCCAATTCTAGCAGTCTCTTTTTGTATATCGGACTGATAAGCAGCTACTTGAGTATTGAACAATTGAACTTCTTGCTGTAAATCAGCTTGATATTTTTGTAATTCACCACCAAATCTTGATACTTCTTTATTATTTGCCTGAGCGTATCTTGATACATCTGCATTTATTCTAGATGTCTCTTTCTGAATCTCTGCAGCGTATTTATTAAGGTCTAATGTGAAAGATTGAATAGATTTTTGTAAATCAGCTTGATATTTAGCTAATTCTGAGTTTTGGCGCTGAGTCTCCTTAGACAATTCTGCTTGATAATTAGATATATCTATATTTGCCTTAGCCGCTTCGCCCTGTATTTCAGATGTATATACTTCAATTTCTTTTTGATAAGATTGTATATCTTTAACAACCTGTTGTTGAAATTTATTTAAACCCGTAGTAACTCGGTTAACTTCTGTTTGCATTTCAAGATTGTACTTTTCACCTTGTTTCTGAGATGTAGCAATATCCTTTTGCAATTCCGCTGAATACTTACTAACCTCATTTTGTATTCTTTGAGACTCCTTAGCAACAACCTGTGAATATTTATTAATTTTTGCTGTTGATGTTTGAGACTCTTTCTCAAGTTCTGCTGTATATGCATCAGCTTGAGTTTTGACGCTTGCAGTTTCTCTATCAACATCTGCTTTATGTTTTGCAATACCATTTGTAATCCTTTGTGATTCTTTTTCAACTTCTTGTTTATATTTAGATAACTCTGTTTGAATTCTTTCTGATTCCTTCTGAACTTCTGCTGAATATTTAGATACCTCTGTTTCTATCCTTTGAGTTTCTTTTTGAAGTTCCCCACTATATCTACTTATATCAGCAGTTATTCTTTGCGATTCCTTTGTTGTCTCTACACTAAATTTTTCATGTTCAGACTTCATTCTAGACATTTCTTTTTCTGTAATTGTAGAATATTTACTTATATCGGATGCAAACTTTGTAACATTCTCATTAACTTTAGCCGAAAAATCTTCTATCTTTAACCTTTCTTTTTGTAAATGAGCACTCGCTCTTGCAATTTCAGCCCCAGCCGTTGCAAGTGTAGATGATACCATCTCAGTATCTTCATCTGATAACCAAAATTGCGTACTCAACCCAGAACCTTCTTCGTCCCCACCCATATTTGAACTATCATCTATAAGTTGCCTAGCCTTATCTGTGGCATCATCCATATCGCTAGAAGAAAATGTAAAAGAATTAACTCCCATTTCTGGTAAATTCTCAGTATTGATAAATTCGCTAGGTAAAGTCTCTGATGTGCTAAATCCACTTGGTAGAGATGCGGTGATTCCAATACCTCTCGGCAAATCTGTTGAGACAGTAAAGACAGATGGTAAAGATGAACTTATGTTAAAATCTGTCGGTAATGCGGAAGTTACACTAAAAGATGGTAAAGGAGATGCGACAACAATATCATCTGGAAGAGATTCTGCAATTGCCATTTCCCCTGGTAATGTACCTGTGAAACTGAATGTTGGTAATGTTTCTGTCAAATTAATATCACTGGGAACCACTCCACTTATTGATATAGTAGGTAATGATTTGGTAAAAGTACCTGATGGTAATAATGTAGTCACGCTAATATTGGTTGGAAGTACTCCTGAAAAACTAAATGTAGGCAAAGTAGTAGTAGGTTCTACAAAAGCAGCTGGTAAAGCCTCAACAAATCCAAATGAAGGTAATTGAGTACCAACATTGATAACACTAGTCGGAAGAGTTTCAGTAGTCTCAAAATCGCTAGGTAGAGACTCAGCCATTGAAAAACTTGGAAGGTCTTTAGTTAATACTATATCACTAGGTAATGATGATGATATAACGAAATCAGCTGGAAGTGAACCGCTAAAACTAAATGTAGGTAAACTAGTTGCTACGTTAAATGAAAGTATCTTGCTAGGCACACTAATACTTGATGAATCATCTGTGGCTATGGTTGGGTCAAAAGATGAAGCAGTAACCTTATCTCTATAACTCTTCAATAATCCTGTATCACTAACTACTTCATCAACTTCTGTCTTACATAAATCTCTATATAAACTGCTTAATCTTAAAAAATCAAGAGATGCTGCGTAAAATACAGCGACATTCTCATATTCTGTTAATATCCAAGCCTCATCATTCTCATCTATAATTGGAGGGGCAGAATAAACAATAACACCTTTATCTCCAGTTTTTGTAGTGATTGTAGTGACAACAGTTTCTCCAAGTTTATAATAAGTCTTATCAGATGTATAATCATTGTAATCTGGGTCAGGTTTAATAAATATCTTACCGTTTAACTTATAATATTTAGGGAACATATTCGTTGCTTTCAGAATACTATCATCCTCATCAAAAATATGAATAATATTATCAGGAGCCTCAACTGCTATTCTTTTTTTTCTATTCCCGTTTAGGTCTGTACCATCAAATCTATATACTGCTAATATTTTATCATAAGTAAGAGTAGAACCTTCTCCTATTATATCGGAACCAACGCTATCCCAGCCAGATATCTCTGTTTCACTAGATACAGTCCATAAAAACTTCTCTGGTAAGGCTGCTAATATAAACTTAGCGCCAGCATTTATATACTCCACCAAATACCTAGCCTTTGAGGAATTTCCTGTTATATTATTAACTTTTTCCCAAATTTTCATTCATACTCCAATACACACGGGTCAGGGAACATAAGTTGAAAGGAGGCGAAGCTTACGCTCCCATCGCCGCGCGAGTTATCTGATTAACTCCAGATTGCGTGTGATTCAGGCATTTGCCACTCGAAACCAGCTTCTGTAAGAATCATATCAACACGTTTGTCAGTACCAGTGTTCTCTAGTGATTGTACTCCAACGTAAATCGAGGTATCCCGATTCATGCCGTTTCCAATTAGAGGACGATACTTAACATTACTCATGTTAATACCAAGAATCTTAACGTTGCTTCTATCGAGAGCAATATTCCGAACTACACTCATGTCACCCAAAGGTGTACTGATTGTCGTCATATCAAGTCCTAGTACCTTTTTCCGCCCAGTAATAGCTAAATCCGCTGAGAATAAAGCTTGATTACCAGCAGCTCCTGCTCCAGTCTGACCAATAGCCAGATTTTGCTTAAAGTATCCACCTAGCTTATGTAGCCAGTTGTATACTGCTGTGGAACAAAAATACACTGTTGCTTTTTGACTATTGTAACGAGGGTCAATGTATGAACTCATGTCGTCAAGAAAACCATCAACAGTCTTACTTAAGTCCCATGAGAATACATTACCATAGTTTGCAATATAGTCAACTGCACCCTGTGTGTAGTTTATTCCTGCGGAGGAATCGGTATACTGAGAACCAAACAAACCTGTCTGTTCAATCTCCCATTTATGTTCGATTAACTTGTCTCTCCAAACACGAGCCCATTCATTGGGTTCATATTTAAGGACAGTTGCACGAGCAGTATTAGTCATACCAAATTCAGACCTAAAAATCTGAGTTTGTCCATAACCAGTACTATAAGGATTGTCTTTCCAGGTTCTTCCCATCAAGGACGAACCTTCTTCGTAAGCATTGCCTACGACATAAGTTCTCATAGCTTCTAATGAGCTAGAGACTACTTTGTCATAAACTTGCGTAACTGGGTCATTGCTAGAAAAAGAACAAAGTTCTCCACTAGCTGCTTTAATCACAGTACACTCCACGAGTCTTGCTTCTACCACACCAGTGGCTAAGTCAGAGCCATAATTGTTAGCAGCGTCAGAAACATCAACTGATGCACCAACACTAACAATTTTGGCAAGGGCGTAATCACTTATATCAGTTCCACCTTCAGCCGTAGCTGAAAGATTAACCTGTATAATTTGATTTGGTAGGAAAAACTGAGGAGCTGTTCCGACTGCTCCGACACCAATAGCTCCGGTGGACTGGTTAAAAACATTCTGGATATTGCCAGCTGATTCATAATCAGTAGCCATCCATAGTTTTAATGTATCGCCAACTGCAATAGCAGTAGCACCAGAAGCATCAATGTTATTAAGCTGAGCGTCACTAAACTCATCAGCAGGTCCAGTTTTTTGAAAACCTACTACATAAGCATAACGCTTCATCCAGGATTGACGTTTTTCAGTAAACTTGAACGACGGGTCATCAGTTGGTTTCTTCGCTATTTTTGAAACTAAACGAAAAAACGGCGTTTGTTCTAAAGCTAACTCACTAAACCTCTCGGCAAAATTATACTTCCTCCGAAGGTCACCTGTTTTAAGGTCCGAGCCAGGAAAGGCACTCCCACCGGGAGTACCGCCCTCTGTTAAACCTGTGCTATGTTTTACAAATAGCTGTTGGTCTGCGTTGGTAGGGTAGCTTGCATCTGATTGTGCCATAGTTCTATCTCCTATGTGTGTCTACTATGGCGGCTAGTTCGACCTGTTAGCCAAGTAGACGGTTAATTGATTCACCGCCTAAAAGCTTGTCGAAGACTTCATCATCTGGGGATACTTGTACAGGTTCAGATGAACCTGAAGATGAGAGGGATTGTGGTCGTTGCCGAACATTTTGCATTTGGTCAGCAACTTCACGCTGTGCATTTCTTTGAATATTCTGTTCTCTGGTGTCACGATTCTTCAGATAATAGATATCTTCTAAATCTAACTTTTTATTCTGAGCAAATTCTTTTAAATCCACCCATTGTTCTTCACTCATTTCATATTTAGAGCGAAATTCACTTTCTCTATTCAAACGAATATTATCAGATTTTTGCCGTGAGGCATAATCAGACAACCTACGTTGTACAAGTCCGTCAATGGTAGCATTTAAAACTTTTGCAGAATCAGAGTCAGGGTTTTCAAAGGCTTCTCCCCCGTCAAACAAAAAATCCTCATCTAGTGAAAGTTCTTCTTTCATACTTTTAGGCGCATTTCCACCACCCTCAAAATAAGTCCTTACATGCTGAATTAAATTGGGGTCTTCTTTCATAGCGTCTAGTATAGGTACATACGGTTCCAGTTCATTTAATCGACCGCTCAACCGCTTTGCTTCCCGACTAGAAGCTGCGTACCGTTGCTGAACATTTCCTGCATCCGGGTTATGGGATGTTTCTTTTTCAGCTGCTCTACCATCTACAGGGCTCTCACTCATGTTGTTATCCACGAGTTCTTCGGAGGTTATCTGTGAGGGTTCTTCATACACCATACCGCTGACTTCTTTATCAAGAGCTTCAAAAAAAGCCCCCGAATCGTCAGTATCAACAGCTGGTGTCATTCCAAGCACCTCAGCGCCAGAGTCAACATCAACTGTTGAATCTGTTGTTTGAGTATCTGCCATAATTCTTTCTCCTTTACTTACTGTAATTTAAAGTAATATGTACCAATAATTCAAATTATTTTTTTGGGGTAGAAGAAAACTTATCTCTAGCCTTATCTACCTCTCTTTTTAAGTCTTTTCTAAAGCTTTCCACTTCGCCCTTCATAACGCCTCTCAATGTTTTCTGCTGAGCCTGTGTTTCTAATAAGTCTTTTCTTACTTCCATCTCACCAGATTTAATTTTATCTTTTATACCAGCCTGTACTAATTGACGACTCAATGTTTCAATTGTTCCCTCACTGTCTTTTATTTGTTCTTCCATTTGTGTTAACTGTGCCTGCATCTTAGCATATAAAGACTTTCTTTTTGCAATATTCTTCTTACCTCTTATATCTGTTTCAGCCAACATGGCAATATCATCTATTAATCCAGCCTGGAACCATTTAAAATATTCTTCCAATAATGCCCATCTATTTAATGGCAATGTAGCCCCAGCTACTATTCTTATATCAAATCTAGCAGAAGCGTAATCCATCCATTTACCAATCGCTTCACCATAATCATTATAAATTGGAATATTTATTTCAACTTCCTTCTCTACTAAATTACCAGAACTTTGTCCAGCCTCTGGTTGTACAATTCTAAATACTTTATTAACAGTGTATGTTTTTTGAGATATTTCTTTAAATACTCTTCCAAGATGCTCCAAGCAAGGTTCAACTATTGTACCCATCCATGCCTTAATTCTTCTAGTCCCATATTCATCGTTAGCAAGTAATCCTCTATAGGTTTCAGGTTGGTCTTTAGTATTACCCATCATAGAAGAATAAATACCACTAATATATTCAATATCTGACTTTCCCTCTTGAGTTATAGTATAAAATGCATTATTTATCGCAGCTGGAGTTACTGGGGTAGGGGGGTCAAATCCTTGTCTGTACTTTAACAATGCTCCAGGGGATGATGAATATTTCTCCCATTCTTCCTCTGGGACTGAACCTTCTTGATAAATCCATCTAAGATTAGAAGCTAAGTTAGCATTATGAATCATAATCTGATGGGCTTTATTAATTTCCTGTTGTTTACCAATTAAAGGAACAACAGCGCTCATTGGATATGGTGTGCCAGTATACATATATGGAATTGGAACTATTGGATATTCATTAAATGGTAATGTGTACTCATATAAAAATGTCTCATCACCAACACTGCATGTGACCCGAATATGTGATTGATTGAATTTTACTGCCTGAATAACATTGGAAGCCATTTCTTTGTTTTCAATCATCATATTATATTCTTTATCGCTGATAACCTTATTCTCTATATTCTCCGCAACCTCCTTCTTTTTTGCCATTAATTCATCTCTGTATAAAGTAGTAGCCTCTTGTGATTGTTTTTCAGCCTTTTCTATTTCAAGTCTTGCCCTTTCTTCAATAATTTTACCAGATTCAACTGCACTTGTCATTTCTATTCTTTTTTCTTCTAAGGCAACAGCTGCTTCAGCTTGAAATGCTTCCATTTCATCATTTACAGTCTTATTTACTTCAGTTAATTCTTTCCTACTCAGTGGTATTTTTACTTGAATATTCCAATATACCATCTTAATTTTTCTATAACACTCATAGAAAGCAACTAACTCGTCATCTTCACCATCCTCTTTAAATGTGCCTCCAATATCTTCTTGTATGATACTGTCCCTATCTCTAAAATCGGTTTCAGAATTATTTAGAAGGTCAGGTTGTCCTTCTGCTTTTCCTATTTTAGCTGAGTATTCTGGTAATTCAAGTTTTAGTTGAGTCTTAGAGAATATCTTTCTTACCATTATAAAACCAGCATCTCTAAAAAGAAAATCCCTACTCATTGGGTCTACGAATACATCAAAAGGTTCAATTCTTTTAAATATAACGTCACCCTGACCTAAATCAGCATCAGCGTCTACATCAACATGAAAATATCCAATTCCTTTAGTTAAAGAATCCAATACCACCTGACTATATAAAGATTTACCATTGGAAAGCTCCCAGCAATAATCCGCTATATCAGAATGTACTTGAGCAATATCAGTGTCGCTACCTTCAGCCCCAACAGCCTTCCATCTTGGACTATTAGCAGTAACGAAATATTTCATAATTTCTATGATAGGAGTTATACGATTAATAATAAAATCTGGCATACCAGATTCTAATAGGGTATCTCTCTCAGAGCTGGATAGCTGTTCATTCAAATAAAAATCGATACCCTTTTGAGCGACAATCTGCCATTTGTTCCGGCTGGCAGTATTCGCTCTATTCCATAACTGGTAGTTCTCAGCAGCCTTCTTTGTGTTTGATTTACGTGCCATAATCTGCTAAATCTATTTTATACTTATCATCCAACTTAAGTGAGTCTATCATTTCGTGACAATATACAGTAGAAATCATATAATATTCTCTCGCAGTTGTGTCTTTTGGGATAGTCCCTTCATCCAACTTTTTATTATACATTGTCTTAACATTACATATTTCCGGTCTTGTATCATATATTGAACAAAGATTATCTTCAGTTAAATACAGACACGCCCCATCGGCTCTTTGAGGCATGAAACCCTGTTCACCAGCAATCCTGCAACAAGCCCCACATTGAGAGCAAAGGAATTCACTTTTCAACTTCTTAACTCGAAATGAACTAAATCATCGAAATTATTATCTTTTACTTGTGTATCCATATTCCAGTCTCCTCCAAAACGAATTGTATGTCCCATCATCTTTGCAATACCAAGTACATATCCAGCAAAATAGTGAAATCTATCTCTATCGCTCCAATCTATCGGATATGGCGCGACATCCACAGCAGTGGACGGAACTTTATTATGGTTGCCTTTAGGGTAACGTAATTTAGACTTCCCTTCATCAAATGCTTTATTCTGTTTTTCTTTGCCCCTATGTCCTTCGATGATTGTACAGTCGAATCCTTCAACAACTTCTTTAAATATGTCTTGCAATTTTTCATCACAAGTTTCTAACCTTCTTAAAGAGCGTTTACTAAATCTTGGCATATTAATCTTGTTGTCTTTTCCAGTTCTTACTTCTATCAATTTCCCATTGTTCTCTTTGATTCTGAAGAGCATTGAATACAGAATCTTGAGTAATGTGTTCATCTAAATCCCTAAACCTTTGCAGTCTGAATTGAGTTTTAGGACCATAAGCGCCGTCAACCCTCAACGAATCCTTTCTGTCATAAGCATTTACTCCTTTTGGTCCTAAATACTCATTTAAACTATTTTGTAACTCTTTTACATCTTTACTTTTCTTATAATCAATACTGTCAGCATGGGCACGAACCTGATGTCTAGTTTTTATTTTTTTCTGAGGTTTCGTTTCTAACCTCATCAACTTATCGGAAATTAGCGAATCTAATATCTTAATCTCTCCCTTACTCATACGAGACCTTGCTAACGTACCCTGTCCAATATATTTACTCCAGACATTACTTTCTTCTTCATTCATCGGCTTTACTTCAGCTTGTTCGTTGAATTTATCAGTACTCTTCCTCCATGTATCAAAGTAATCAAGGGCTTCCATATGTTTGTCGAAATCCCTTGCAAATCCTTTCATATCTTTTTCACTACTTAAATGATACCGTTTTCTTGGGGCGGAATCATTTGGTGTGGAATAGTCTTGTTTCACTTCATCTCCTTCTTTATAACCATTATGCTACTATCCAATGTCTAGACTTACGTTTCGGCTTCATCCACGCTTTTTCCTTATTTTGAGAGTAATTAGGTGGATGTGAGTGCAAATTTGCATAATAAAGAGTCTCAATAGTGTCATCATGAGCCATTCTCGGACCAAAAGTGACGATTTCGTTAATCAAATCAAACATACTATCTCGTATATGTATTGTTCCCATGCTGAATCTACCACTTAAACCGCTATAAATCCTATTTCTCTTCTGTGTACCTCCTGGTTTTTGTGGTATAACTGATAAGTCGAATCTATTCAATCTTCTCCTCTCATCATTCAATGCCTGGAAAATTGAACGGTTCATAGCAACATCTTCAACAGTTGCTGATGTACAATGATATTTATTGTATAAATCTATAATATAATCGACTACACCCTTCTTATCCATAAGTTCGCCATTTGGTCTTTTAGCCCCAATAGTTGGAATACTTCTATGTCTTTCATATTCAACAACAAACAAATTATTATCAACATCAACAGCAATAACCATAATAACAGAAAAATCAGACTCTTTAGTATCAATATCCGTTGCTGGGTCACAGCCAATGAACGTATTAATCGGAGTACTCTCGCCGTCAATAACAATATAGTTAACTCCGTCTTCATGTTTGTAATAACCTTCCCAATCCTTAATATGTGAACGGAGCCAAACAGCATCCTCTGCTGATTGTACCTCCATCATATACTCCTGATAGAATTTAGATGGTGTACCTGAATCTTGGTAGAACTTCTTTTTCTCTTCCAGCTTTTTTAATGGAAACCATGAATCCCATAAAGGAGCACCATTGGGTAATATTGCTTTATATGTAATTACGTTCCAAGAAAAACCTTTATCCCCTTTGCCTTTTTTATAACGCTCGTAGTTAATAATAAGGTTATTAATAAAACTATCATAGTGAACTGGAGTTCCATTAACACGAAGACGACCAGTATGAGGTTCAAGAGCAGGATAAACAACAGCGGTAACAAGATTAGCATTTTTAGCCCTAGCTTCGTGAGTAATCGTATTCTGCTCATGCTCAAAATCATCAAGTATTATCAGGTCATATCTTCTATGGAGTTTTGCTCCTCCACGAATACCTGCAACATTAGACTTCGATATAAGTTTGCATCCGTTTGAAGTTTCTATATCTTCCTCTGTCCATTTTTTTCCTTTGAGACTACCAAAATAATACTTTATACTTTCGTTATATTCTAAATGATACTTGATATAATCCATATTACCAACAGATAATTTTTGAGTAGCAGCAACCCACGCATAAAAATGCATATCATCTTTAGGACAAAATACAAAATCCTTTATAATGCTAGCTTTAGTAAGAACAGTTTTGCCATGACCTCTGGGTAATATAATAGCAAGTTGTTTTACATTTTGGTCATCGATAGCATCAGCCATCTCATAATGAAATGGAGGAGTTTCACTTCTCAAAAAATCATCTGGGAGAAAAAGTTTCCCAAATGCTATTAAGTCACTCTTCGCTAACTGGAGCGTCAGCTCCGCTTTTGATATCGTTCTGCTGTTTATATTTGCCATCTAAATATTTTGTAAAACCTTTGATATCTTCTTTGTAATCTATATAATGACCTATCAATATATCAATATCACTTAATCTAGCCGATAACAACTGATTGTGATTTGCTATTGACTTTAATATATTAATCACATCATTCTTAGTAATGCTCTTACTTCTTTTAGCCATATTTGCCTCCTAACATTTTTTTCACTGTTTTAGTTTTCCCAACAGTTTATTCTATCATCTTTAAACTCTATAGTAACCCAACCAGTTCTTATCATAGGATAGAATGAATATCGTGCATAATCTGCATATCTAAGAAATGAACCACCCCTTATATACCACCTTCTCTTCATCTCCTCTGTATTGTCTTCTCCTATAATTAAACTATCCATAGGTTTAACATATAATTGATGATTATGACCTAAGAAAAATATGTCACCATCGCTATATACTGCAGCCATCTTATCCAGTTCTAAATCACCATTTTTCCCCCCACTCTTACCATGACCAGAGACAAGATTATAAGTTTCACCACTTACTGTTATTCTTGTATAACCCGGCATTCTATAATATGGGGCATCTAATTCTTTCGCTAATACTTTACATACATCAAAGTCCAGAATATTAAAAGAGCGTAAATAATCATGGTTACCACCCCTAATAAACAAACATTTATCTTTTATTGGTTCTACTAATCTTACAAACTCTAAATACTGTTCTTCTGGGGGAATATTCTGACCTCTTTGATTAATTTTGTAATGAGGTGGGATTAACTCTAATAAATCACCATTACCAAACCATCTCGCATTATCATCTTTTTCTATAATTTTAATAGCTTCTTCGAACTTTTTAAAATCATGTTCACATGCTCCTACATGAATATCAGTAAGACCATGTACTCTTAACTCTTTCCCACCATCCACCTCTAAGATTTCCCCTGGCTCTACAAATTTTAACTCGTGTAAAACATTGACATTAATCTGTATAGAAAAATATCTTTTACAATTTATGCATTTATATTCCTGAGTTCTATTGCCAGTTTTTAATATCCTAATACCATTTTTCTTCGTCTTTAATGAACTACATTTAGGACATCTCATTTATTCACCTCTCCAATCATTTTGCGTTCTACATTCTCTATTTGTTCTGGAGTAAATCCTTGAAATAATCCAACTACTCCAGTCTCTATTCGTTTTACACCACCACCTAGAGTACCTATTGCCTTACCCATTTCCTTTAATGACTGCAAAGCAATATTCTCATCAACTGAAGTTTCAGCTAATGATTTCAAACTCCTGAAAATGTATTCATGGTCTACCCCCATCTCCTTCGCAACATCTAATACACCTTTTTCAACTTCTTTCATAACTCTCTCCTGTTTTAAAAGCACAGCAGCTTTATTCTTCGCTTTATCATAATTTAATTCTTTGTAAGCATCCATATAGGATTTTACAGCACCCATACCAACTGCTACATTGGTAGCGAAAAGCCTTTCTTTCTTAGTTACATTATCTCGCTGTCTGACTCTTTTGTTGGTATCTTTTATTGTCTTGGAAAATGTGTACCTGTTGGGATGAGCACTGAAATCTGTATCCATAACTGTGTTCTTATGATTTAGAAAAGTTCCAACTACTGTTCTAACCCAACCGTCAGCATATTTATAATTCTTTCTATCGGAAGGATGATTAATAGATTTAGATACCTTTAGAAGCTGAATAACTCTATCATCATCAGATAATACCCAGTCACCCTCCCTTGCTTTCTTCCAATTAAAATTAATATTCTTATTTGGATTGTTATTTACAAACTCTTGAACACTATCGTAAACAATATGCTCTATATTCTTAATTTTTTTCGAATCCACTATCTAAATCGTAAGTAGTAGCTTTATTGTCATCCTGTATTTGTAACCATAGATAATCAATTAAACCAATTACAGCATCAGGCACATGATAAACCACACCATCTACCTCTATGGGTTTTAATTCCTCAGCATTAGAAAGAGACTGCAGAACTTTTTCCTGCTCTTCTCTTGGTAACCCTGAAAGCCATTCTATAGCAATTGGCATGGGAGGAAGTATAAGTATTTATTATTTAGCTGCAACTGTTTTCTTCTTTCTCTTTTCTTTCTTTATATTACTTTCTTTCTTTTCTCTTTCTTCTTTTACTATTTTAGTAGCCATTTGTTCAGCTAATTTAAGGACTTCCTCCCTGTAGGCATCGCGAACCTTTTTTTCAGTTCTCGCTACC